ACGGTAGCTGTTAAAGCGTCTATTCTCGACGCCGAAACACCACCACTAGCGTAAACTTCTGTGGATAAAGTACTTAAAGCTGTAGCGGTAGCTGCAACACCAGTTTCGGTGTTATTAACGGTAGCTGTTAAAGCGTCTATTCTCGACGCCGAAACACCACCACTAGCGTAAACTTCTGTGGATAAAGTACTTAAAGCTGTAGCGGTAGCTGCAACACCAGTTGAGGAGTCGTTAACGGTAGCTGTTAAAGCATGTAACGACCGTGCGGCAGCTGAACCGCTAGTTGCGCTAATAGTATTTAGGTCGACTATGTTGGCTTCTGAGTCATCAGTTGATGTTTTCAAAAGATCGTAATCGCCATACACTTTCCAGTACGCTGCATTAGTTAACGCAATACTTGCGCTCGCAGCTACCGCTTGGATAGCGATATATAGTTTTGAGTTGGTGTTTCCGGCGCGAACGATCTGCCCAACCACATAATCCTTGGAAGAATCGTAGATAGGTATGCCAGTGACTAAAGCAAGAATAGCAGCTGCTCTTGCGGTTGCCTCATCAGCAATAGCAGATGCTCTTGCTGTAGCCTCTTGCGCGACTCTCCAAGCAGCAGAATATTGTAAAGTAGCCGCGCCGTCGATTAGATTGATACGGCTCTCTAAATTAGTAGCAAGCTCGCTAGAAGTAATTGCGTCAGTCAAAACATCAAGCAGGTGGTCTACATCCACTGCAGTCTGGCCTACCGTACCAGTGGTAGAATTCCACGGCCCATATGTCCCGGCTGTATTAACGTGCCTTATCCAGTAATACCGAGTTACGCCGCTGCCAACGGGGTCCATATAAGTGCGCCCAGTACTTGACCCCGCAAACGTAGCATCACCAAGGCTGTCAGATGAATGTGACCAAATTTCTGTGAGAGCGTGGGTAGAGTAATTAGCAAAGTCCCAAACCATGTTAATTATTGAGTACGCGCCTGCAACAGAAAACCCCGTTGGCCGCAATGGAATATCAGTTACTACGGCTTTCGTTGGATCAACAAACCCAGGATTATCGCTCGGGTTGTTGGGGTCAAAAGGATTGGCGCGTAACTCTACTGCTAAACCAGAACTTATCAGCTCTCTTAACGTAACAGCTCGGTCTACGGGGTCACCTCGACGGCCAAGCCGTATATCTAGCGCTTCAGCGAGGGCTTCTAGGTAGATCCTTAGCGCTGGCGAAACACCAGCAGGTGGCTTGGGAAACCCTGGGATCTTGGTTACTTTCGGATTCATGTAGCGCGGATTTCGTCAATCGATTGAGCTAAACAGAATTCATTTATATCCGTACCTTCGACTTGCACTTCCCATTCTTGCGCGACGACCGCAGGCATCCGCATGATCGGCTCGCGAATAGTACCGTTACTAATACCGCTAGGCACAGTAGTGGCTAACGTATACGCTGATCCAGACTCGTTAATTATGTAATGAGCAACCAGTACGCCATCACCCCAAACCTTTACTTCTACGGGGTAGGTGTTAGCGTGAACAGACACCCACCCCATGCTCACGGGTGACGGCGTGACAAACTTCTTACTCTTAAACGTTAGTGTTTTATTAGAACTGCTGCCGCGAAACTTTCTCAGCTTGTTAGCAACAATCGTATAAAGTTCACCGCTCTTTGGGTGCATGTACCCACCGCGAACTTCTGCAGTTTCGGTTAAGGTAACCAGAGCGTTTTCACCCCCACGCGGATCAAAGACCCAACCCCCGTGATTACTTCCGCTTGTCCAAAACGCGACATAAGTACCTTCGTGCTGAAAAGCTTTTATAGATTCTGGGTAATAATCCGTATTCCACTGCTTAGAAGATACTAAGCCTCTTGTAATTACCTGACCAGACGCAGACTCAATAGCACATAAACCATCTGGTCCCGCATACAAAACGTAGTCACCCATGTCTACTACGCTAGCTCTGTTAACACAGGCTTGCGCTAAGTCTATACGGATCGCGGTCATGGCTGATGGTTCGGTGCCCGTGATAAAATAAGGCTGACCATCGGTTAGCGCAGCCACACCGTTAGCGGTTGAAGCAATCGCGACGATGTCTTCTTCGGTAGTAATACGATACGAAATAGGCCATGCGTGAGGGAGAAAGGGTTCGCTAAGACAAAACCGTTTGCCTGTGAAGCCCGCCATAACGCCTTGCGATAGGGGAATTAAACCTAGCAACGGGCCATCAGGGTACAAAGAACTATTATCGTCGGGTGGCCCGATCCAAGTGCTGCTCGGTAATACCTCGCCCAAAGTCGCCGCGTCTTTGTTATCTGTCGTAGAAGCAGCAGTCCAAAGTACATCTTTTACAAATTGAAAAGTGGTGTTGGTGCTACCAGTGTTTGATCGATAGAGCCTTTTTACGGCTTGACCGTTCGTAAATAAGTAGTTGCCGCTTGGTACACTCATTGAACCAATACTAGCGGTTTGACCATCTGTCATTGTGAGTATTGCGCTCGGCGCAGAGGGTGCCCCCTCCTCGCCCAAATTGCTAACCCAGGTGTAAACATAACTGACATCGTTTGGTGTAGCATCTGCGTCTGCTGTGCCACTTAAACTAACTGATGGTGCCGAAGGGGGCACGGGAATCCCTAGACGGTATGATTGGTTTGGGCCTGTACCTCCCGAAACTAAAGAGGCAGCTGTACCGTATTTAGGATAACTTGAATCAGTAAAGTATAAGCGGTCGTTTGCGTCGTTCGGGATTGGACCTGGCACTACACTGACATTTGCCGCGTCCCACTCCAGCCATGTCGTATCGCGATAGAAATAAACTGATCGCCGCGCGCCGTTTTGTAAGGTGTAGAAATCAACGTTGTCTTTTACAGACACGAGCCTGCCCGACTCAAGGTCAACGTTCTCTGCTATCTGCCCAAACTGCTCAGCCAAGAGTCGCGGTGAAACTACCGGAGCTGTGCCGCTAAATCTGTCACGTTTAAAATACGCCATAACTTACCTACGATCTATGATGCCGCTTGCACTTGCTGTTCAACTTCTTGTACTGCGGGTTCAAGTTTATCTTGAATGCTCGCAATCGCTCTGGCTGAAGACCCTTTTGTTTTAATAGACGCTGCCATCTGCACAAGTGCGTTTAACTCGTTCGCATCGAAAGACACTTCATACTCAAGACCCTCAACGGAGGTTTCCGGTGCGAGGTCATCCTGCAACAGTTTTACTGCCGCAATGAGCTTATCTTCGATACTGACTATCAGTCTGGCTGCGCTCCCCGGTATGTCTGAATTACGAACAATCATAATCATTGCTGCCATTTCTGAATCACTAAAAATAGTAGCCATTTTATTCTCCTAAAAGCGGTTTAGTTTCGGGGAAATCGCCGGTAGTCGGCCAGTCCCGTAGCGCGGTTCTATATGTTAAAAGATTTGCTGCGTTTGGATGATCTGGTAATACCGCTAGAGCATCTGTCTTAACAAGCTCTTCGTCTCGCCAGTGCCTAGCTGATGAGGGGCTTGTCACAATATCCTCTGGAGTAAGAAACTGCTTTTTAACAACCATTCCGTTTTCATATGTATACTGAAGAATATCCCAATCAGCAGGTTCTGCTCCGGGGTTAGTTATATTAGTTATATTTGAAATTTGTGTCATTAGTTATTCCCCCTTATAGAGCTTGGTATACCACACCCGATTGGTTTTGAGTCCACGCTACGTCAAGGGTAGCAACACTTGATTTTACTTCGACTTTAAATGCATCTGTCCAGCCTAACAAAGGCGTAGGCCCGCCAGCGCCGGATAGAGCCTGTGTTGGTAGTGGTATGGCAAATTGTGCGTATGAGGAGTGGTGGCTAAGAGTTCCTGAATCAGCAGGTGCGCCCGAGGCAGTAAGTACGTTCCTGTTCTTTATTGTTTCGTCGGTTCGCATGGGGCCACCTAAACAAGCGCGGTACTCTGTACCATAATATCTTCTTTTTGGATAAACTGGCACTTCGGTTACAGTGCCATCAATCGTAAACTTCCAAGTTATAACAGTACCCCATGCCTGAGCATCGCCATCATCTGGCCACGGGCCATACGCAAAACTCATTACTCCAGCCCCCCCAGAGAGATCCACAATTGTAACGTAGCTCGTAGTGTTGCGAACTAACACTGACGCTCCGTGTCGAGCAATCTCGTCGTGGAAAGTTGCAACCGCTGGATTATTCGGCGCTCCATTGCTATATAGAAACAGTTCACTCGTTAGTACGTCCCAGCGGGGCATCAAACGAGGATCGTAGAATACTCTACCTGCTCCAAAAATCTTATCAAAAGCGCTTGATGCGCCACCTATTACTGCCATGTTATTCTCCTAAAGTACTGCCCAGCCGATGGTTGAATCAACGTAGACTAATTGGGCTGCATTGCCTTCAGGCATCGTTGAGTTCGCGGCAGCACTATTTATATTCTGTGAATTTCTACCTATTGTTATTAAACCGGAGCCGACGTTCTTCACAATGACCGTATGTCCGGCGCTCGGGCCTGAAGGTAAAGTAAT